ACGACAGCCTGACCGACACCCCCACATCCTACGGAACCGATACTGGTGTTGGTGGTGAGGTGCGGGGAAATTACGCTACGCTGAACCCAATTAATTCTTCGTCTTCATACACCCTATCAAACGGCAATTTGAAACTTGTGTGTCCGTCTGGAACCTTTCCAGATGATTTTACTCACGCAACAATACAGATACCGACTACAGGCAAGTGGTATTGGACTTGCACATACACCGAAGCCGGTGGTGGTGGTGGAGTGGGGGTAACTCCGGGATCTGTGCAAGTTAGTTATGGAACGCTGACTGGGACTTATGCATTATTTCGTGCTGATGGGACATACGCTAAGGCTGCTGGCGTAACAGCCAACTCAACACCAGCATCTGCTTCAAATGGAGACGTATATACCTTTGCGTTTGATGCTGACAACGGGAGGCTTTACATTGCAAAGAACGCTACCCCAAACACATCTTCCACGGCGCAACTAACTGGCTTCACGACAGGCATTCCGTATAATGTGTCGTTCAACAATACAACCAACACCTCGCAGCAGACCAGAGAATTTTGCTTTGGGGCAAGCGCTTTCCCGTATGCAGCGCCAACAGGATACAAAGCACTCTGCACACAGAATCTGCCTACGCCTACCATAGGTGCTACTAGCACGACACAGGCCGATAACTACTTTGATGTTCTAACTTGGACTGGAAACAGTAGTTCAACCGGAACAACTAGAAATCAAACAGGGTTAGGATTTCAACCGGATTTTGTTTGGATTAAAAACAGAAGCGATACGTACTGGCACAATCTGTATGATTCAGTAAGAGGCACTGGGTCTACCAAAAATTTGGCATCTAATACGACAGGGGTAGAAGGGGATAGTAATTACGCCGCTTTGTATGGATATTTGTCGGCATTTAATTCTGACGGATTTCAAACGACCAACGGAACAGATGTTGCCCCCGGCATTTGGGTAAACCAAAACGGACAAACCTTTGTCGCATGGAACTGGAAAGCCAACGGTGCTGGCTCCACTAACACGGCTGGCTCTATTACCAGCACAGTCAGCGCAAACACTACTAGCGGGTTCTCGATTGTTACTTATACGGGTACTGGTGCTAATGCTACGGTAGGTCATGGGTTGGGTGTTGCTCCGAGTATGATTATTGTTAAGAACAGAACTGATGGAACCAGAGATTGGCTTGTGTATCACGCTTCTATTGGAAATACCGCCGCAGTATTTTTAAATCTTACAAACGCATCTACTGCGCTGTCTGCGTATTGGAACAACACATCCCCAACAAGTAGCGTATTTTCACTTGGAAACTCTAGTGCCGGTAACGGTAGCACTAACAGTCTTGTAGCCTACTGCTTCGCACCCGTGGCTGGTTATTCTGCCTTTGGTAGTTACACGGGCAATGGTTCTACGGATGGGCCTTTTGTGCATCTTGGGTTCAGACCTAAGTTCTTTATGACAAAAAGAACAAACGGCGCTGGCGATAACTGGCACATTCACGACACCACAAGAAGTACATATAACATTGCTTATGATGACTTACGGCCTAATACAAGCGATGCTGAAAACACTTCTGCTTATCCAATGGATATTTTGTCTAACGGAATTAAGTGGAGGCAAGGGGGTTCAGATGGAAATGAATCTGGCGCAACTTATATATACGCCGCCTTTGCCGAAAACCCCTTTAAGTATTCTCTTGCGAGGTAATTATGTTTCAACTAAACGGTAATCCAATCTCAATCGACTCTGAACAAGTCATCGGTGGCATACGCTACCCGCACCTGCGTGACCCTGCCCTGCGTGAGCAGTTAGGCGTGGTAGAGGTAGCAGACCCAGAGCAGTATGACCAACGGTTTTATTGGGGCGTAGGCAATCCCAAACTCTTAAATGACCGTGAAGAAGTAGACCAAGATGGCAACCCCATGTATGTCAAGGTCTTGGGCGTGGTCAACGGTGAGCCTGCGATGGTGGACTCGACAGAGCGTCTAGTAACCAAAGGACTCAAGAGCCAATGGATTGCACAGGTCAAGGACACGGCTGGCAAGATGCTTGCCCAGACTGACTGGATGGTTGTCAGAAAGGCTGAGAGAAACATCGATGTACCCGCTGCAGTGGCTACGAAGAGAGCCGCTATCGTTGCTGAGTGCGATAGGCTTGAAGCTGCTATCGCTGCCTGTGCAGATGTAGAAGCCTTGATCGCTGTTGTTGGAGCACAAAACTGGACTACGGAATAACCAATGGCAAACCACGAGGAAGTAAAACACATTGCTGATGGTTTATCGATAATGACCGTCATCGGCACATTGGCAGAAATTCTTCCTGCCGTGGCTGCACTATTTACTATTATCTGGACTGGCTTTCGGATCTATGAAACCGAGACAGTACAGGGATGGTTAGGTAAGAAATGAGACCAGTATCAGTAGGTAAGAACCTAGTAGCTAATACGTTAACTACGATGGCTACAGTGCCAACTAAGCATGATGCTAAGTGGATACTGCTTCATGCCTATAACGGTACTGCATCAGCAAAGAACTTTGATGTGTTCTGGTACGATAAAAGTCAGAATACATCTGTTGAAATTATTACAGCTTACCCACTAGCTTCTAAGACTTATTTACAATTTGGTGGTGAAGGTAAATACATAGTATTAGAAGAAGGCGATGAGATTAGGGTTAAGATTGAGGCTGGTGCTACAAATGCAATCTGTGCTGTAACCCTAGAGTTATACCCAAGAGCAACATCAACACAGTTTATTGACTTTGGATTCTAAGGAGAAAACTATGCCAATGGTAGACGGAAAGAAATACCCTTACACTAAGAAGGGCAAACAAGCAGCAGCATCGGCTAAGATCAGCAAGTTGCGTAAAGAAGGTATGCCACAGAAGCAGGCAGTAGCTGTTGGCCTAGCCATGACTGGTATGTCTAAGAAGAAAGCTAAGAAAGGTTCTTCTCGTGGTTACTAAGCCCGGACTCTATGCCAATATTAATGCAAAGCGTAAGCGGATAGCTGAGGGATCTGGTGAGAAGATGCGTAAGGGCGGCTCTAAAGGCGCACCCACTGCTAAGGCATTTAAACAAGCTAAGAAGACTGCGAAGAAATAATGGTAAAGAAGGTATATCAGAACCCAGAAGGTGGCTTAAACGCCAAAGGTAGAGCATACTTCAAGAACAAAGAAGGCGCTAACCTAAAGCCTCCAGTGTCTGCTAAAGAGGCTGCTAAGTCTCCTAAGAAGGCTGGGCGTAGAAAGTCTTTCTGTGCTCGTATGAGTGGTGTACCGGGGCCTATGAAAGACGAGAAGGGCAGACCTACTCGCAAGGCGTTAGCACTAAGAAAATGGGATTGCTAAATGGCTAGGAAAACTTACTTACAATTAGTTAACGATGTATTGATCCGCTTGCGTGAGCCAGAGGTTACATCAGTTAACGACACTGCGTACTCTAAGCTTATTGGTAAGTACGTCCAAGATGCACAGAGACAGGTAGAGGATGCTTATAACTGGAATGCTCTAACTAACACGCTTACCATGAACACTGTTCCAAACCTATTTAATGCTGTATTAGTAGGCGCTGGTACTCGCTTTAGAACGCTAAGTATTATTAATGATACAAGTAACTGGTTCTTAGAATATAAGTCTGGTCTGGAGATGGATGACTTATTCTTAAATCAATCTACTCAAGTAGGTCCTCCTCTGTACTATAATTTTAACGGTGTTGACATTGCTGGAGATACTCAAGTAGACTTGTATCCTATTCCAGATGGTGTCTATGTTATTAGGTTTAATATCATTCAACCACAAGACCCATTGCAGTATGACGTAGATGAGATCTTAGTTCCTGCAGAGCCAGTCATCTTTTTAGCTTATGCTAAGGCTTTGGCAGAGCGCGGAGAAGATGGTGGTATGTCTAGCTCAGAAGCTTATGCACTATACCAGACTTCTCTGGCAGACCATATCTCGACAGAAGGTAATCGTTATCCTGACGAACTAAACTGGAATGCGGTCTAATGGCACAACAACAACAAGCAGCTTCGATAGCAGCTCCGGGGTTCTTTGGACTAAACCTCCAAGAGTCTAGCATCTCTTTATCTAGCGGCTTTGCACTAGAAGCATATAACTGCATTATAGACAGGTATGGTAGGATTGGTGCTCGTAGGGGCTGGGTTCCTGTTAATGCAACTAATGTAGACTTAGGCTCTAACAACATAGAGTTTATGTTTGAGGTTGTATCTGCTGGATCTACCACTCTAATTAGTGGTGGTAACAATAAACTATTTACTGGCACTACTACTCTAACTACTAAAACAGTTAGGGCTGCTGACAATAGTGGCGATATTACTTACAATATTACTGGTAATCATTGGCAAGCTGCTGCTCTGCCTTACGGCGATGGTGTTGATGCTAAGGTACACGCCTACTTAGTACAGGCTGCTCATGCTCCTTTAATCTATCATGAGTTACCTACTTCAGGTGGTAGTCCCCATGCACACAACAGCGGAACATTTGGGTTTGTACGTCTAGGCGATGCAGGTACTTTACCTACTGGATATACTACTTCAGATTTTAAACCTAACTGTGTTTTAGCGGCTTATGGTCGTATCTGGATGGCAGACATTGCAGGCGATAGACAGACTGTATACTTTAGTAGACTTTTAGATGGATCAGACTTCTCTGGCGGTGACTCAGGGTCTTTGTCTCTTAATGCAGTGTTTCCTAACAATGACCAGATTGTTGGACTAGCTGCTCATAATGGATTCTTGATTATCTTTGGTAGAAACAACATAGCTATATATGGTAATCCTATTGATGCTACAGAGCTTGTGTTAGCAGATTACATTCCTAACGTGGGCTGCATAGCTAGGGACACAATCCAGAATACTGGTACTGATATTATCTTTCTGTCTGACTCTGGGGTTCGTAGCCTGCAGCGAGTCATCCAAGAGAAGTCTTTACCAATGCGGGATATCTCTAAGAATGTACGGGATGACTTAGTAGACAATGTAAACTCTGAGTCAGCCTTACAGATCAAGGCAATTTATTATGACAGGGATGCCTTTTATTTGCTGGCTCTTCCTACCACTAAGTGGGTATATTGCTTTGACATGAGAACACCATTGCAAGACGGGTCAGCTAGGGCTACCATTTGGACTAATATGGAACCCCATGCATTCTGTGTCAATGCGTCTAAAGAGCTACTAATAGGTAAGGCTGGTTATGTGGCTAAGTACTTTGGTCATCTAGATAACACAGCTACCTACCGCTTTAAGTACTTTACTAACTACTTTGACTTTGATACGCCTACCAAGGAAAAGATCCTAAAGCAAATAGGAATGGTTCTCATTGGCGGTTCTAACCAAGAGATAGCCATTAAGTGGGGCTTTGATTATAACGAAAATTACTCAGCAGTTACAAAAAAACTTGACACGGCGGTTGCTTACGAGTATAATATAGGTGAATATAATATTGCTGAGTACTCTGACGGAATTGTACTGGACAAGTTTAAGTCCCATGTGGGCGGTAAGGGACCAATTATGCAGGTAGGATTAGAGGCTGAGATCAATGGTAATCCTTTGTCCATTCAGCGGATTGACATATACATTAAACAAGGAAAAACAGTATGAGTAATTATATCAAGGCTACAAACTTTACTGCTAAGGATGCGCTTCCTAGCGGTAACTCAGGTAAGATTATTAAGGGAACTGAGATTGACGTAGAGTTAACGGCTGTTGCCTCGGCTATTTCTTCAAAGGCAGATACAGCGAGTCCTACATTCTCAGGTAGTCCTTTAGCACCTACGGCTTCTGCTGGTACAAACACTACCCAGATAGCTACTACAGCATTTGTTACTACTGCAATAACCTCTGCATTTCCTAGTGGTGGTATTATCCTTTGGTCTGGCTCTGTAGCTACTATTCCTAGTGGCTGGGTACTATGTAACGGATCTAACTCTACTCCAGACCTTCGTGATAGGTTTATTGTTGGTGCTGGCTCTACTTATGCAGTAGCTGCAACTGGCGGGTCTGCCAATGCTATTGTTGTAAGCCACACGCATACAGCAACATCAACCGTTACTGATCCGGGTCACTTACATACCTATAGAGAAAACACAAGTCCTGAGTATGTTGGTACTGGTGTTTTTAGAACTGATGTATGGAATGATTCTACTACTAATACATCTACCGCTTCTACTGGTATTACTGTATCGACTACTAACAGTACAGAAGGCTCTTCAGGCACTGGTGCTAACCTGCCACCGTACTATGCCCTTTGCTACATTATGAAGACATGATTAAACATCATTTCTCAGATAACTTGTATGCTAAAGAAACGATATTTCCAAAAGGAACACAGATTATTCAGCATAAGCATAAGTATGATCATCTGTCCATACTTGCTAAAGGTAAAGTAAAGGTTGTAATAGATGATGAAGTTTTTGATATTGAAGCACCACATTGTTTTAATATCAAAGCCGATAAACATCATGGTGTATTAGCATTAGAGGACTGTGTTTGGTATTGTATTCATGCTACCAACGAAACAGACATTGATAAAATTGATAAAGTTTTAATTAAGGAGTAATATTATGCCGTGGATAAGTGGCGCCATAGTAGCGGGTGCGGGATTGCTAGGGTCATCAATGGCTGGAAGGTCCGCTGAAAGAGCAGCTAATACATCAGCAGGAGCACAATTAGAAGCAGCTAGGATAGCCGCTGAAGAGCAGAGGTTTAGACCAGTAGGAATGTCTACTAGGTTTGGTACTTCTCAGTTTCAGTTTGGTCCTGAAGGTAGACTGACTGGAGCAGGTTACACAGCATCTCCAGAGATACAAGCATTACAAGACAGGCTAGCCTCGCTATATGGCACAAGCTTAGGACAAGCAGAACAAGCTCAAGCCTTTGGTGCTCCTCTGGGCATGGCTGGTCAGGGCCTCTTTGGGCTAGGTGCTCAGTACTTAGCTACATCTCCTGAACAAGCCCGACAGCAATATATTGCAGAACAGCAAGCACTTCTTGATCCTATTCGTCAAAGAGAAGAACAAAGATTAGGAGCTTCTGTCTTTGGTCGTGGTCGTGCTGGTCTTAACATCGGTACTCAAGGACAACCTGAGTTGGCTGCATTAGCCGGCGCGAGACGAACACAAGATTTACAACTAGCTGCGGCGGCTGAGCAAGCCGCTCAACAGCGTATTGGCTTCGGTGCTGGTTTGTTTGGCACAGGTGCTGGTCTCTTTGGAACTCAGTACGGATTACAGACTCAGGCTCTAGGACCATTCCAGTCACAGTTTGGCCTGTCTCAGTTGCTTGAACAAGCTGCACAGCAGCCTCTGGATATCGGTGCTCAGTTGGGTGGGCGTACTGCTACTGCTGGTGCTAATGTTGGTCAGACTCTCTTAGCTGGTGGGATGGGTGCTGCACAGACTCAGCTACAGGGTTCCTTAGTTGGTCCGTCATTGATGGCACAGAATATTTCTGGATTTGGGCAGAACTATTTACAAAACAGGCAACAGCAACAATTATTAGATAAGCTGTTAGGAAGCCGTACTAGTAGTTCTGGTTTTGGTTCTGGTTCTTCTTCAACTTTAGGTGCAAATTATTTTCCTTCGATGGAAGACTATTCTTATTAATTAAGGAACAAACATGGCTATTCAATCTTTATTTGGTCCGTCTCCTGCTGAAATTATATTTGCTCAGCAAAAAGAAGCTCAGCAACAGAATATGCTACGTAACCAACAAATTGCACAGCAAGGTAGTCAATTTGGTGTGTTTGCTCCTTTGTACCAAGCAGGTTTAAGGTTTGGTGATGTAGCATCTCAAGCTGCTGTGCAGGGCTTGTTTCCTCAACAGGTAGACCCACGATTACAAGAGGCTACTGCTGTTCAGTCTGTTCTGTCTAAATATGCTGATCAAGACCAGAGTAATCCTTTAACATTAGAAAAAATAGGTAGAGACTTGATGCCTGTTGCTCCTGATGCTGGTCTTCGTGCTCTTACATTAGCTAAGCAGCTTACAAAAGATGATAAACTTACTATAGTTTCACCCGGAGCTTCTGCAATAACTGGGGCAGGCAGAGTAGTATACACGGCTCCTGAGAACGTTAAACCTAATAAAATAGGACTAACAGATCAAGCTATAACACTAACAGGCGGTCAAGTACTTTCTAAGGGTCAGGCTGTGTATCAGGAAGGAGATCAACAATATGTCTTAGGGCCTAACAAGGTTAGGATTGATGCTAGTGGTGTTCCTTTACAAGGTGCTGCTGGTACTAAGATTGAACTTGGTCTTGGTGGCTTGATGAATCAAATGTTTGCAAAAGCCGAAGGAAAAGATAAAGGAGAAGCTTGGGTTAAAGCAGGAACAGCTTATAGAGACAATGCACAAATTATAGGTACTATTGATGAGTTTAAAAAGATAGCTCCAAACGCATTTACAGGACTTGGTGCAGAAGCACAAAAGAACGTATCTAAGGCTTTTAGTGCAATCGGCGTTCCTATATCTGAAAAAGCTAGTAATACTGAACAATTACAAGCGTTCCAAAGTCAGTTTGTTCAAAAAATTGCTAAGAACTTCCCCGGATCACAAGCGGTTAAAGAACTTGAACAGTTAATTGCTAGTCAACCAAACGTAAAACAACAGCTTCCTACAATTCTTAAACTGTTAGACAAGTTCCGTGATGAGCGTTTAGCAGATCAATTAACTTACCAACAATTAGCTAAACTTCCGCAAAAAGAACGATATGAAACAGATTCTAATATTTTAGCAGTAAATAATTTTAATAAGATTAAAAAGTATCGTGTGTATCAAGATTTAGCTAGAACTAACAGTCCTTTACCTGCTGGTTACTCAATTCAAGAAGCTAAACAATTACAAGCTGAGTTAGGATTAGACTAATGAGCAAAATTAACTGGGATGAGTATGTAACTAATCTAGAACGGGCTGGTGGGCAGCAGATAGGTCCCGGCCCTGGGGCTGCTCAGGCTGCTCAAGCAGTAGAGCAAAGAGGTCAGAGATTTACTTCCGATGTTGGCACTGCGCTATCTCTTTTTCCAGATATTAGACCACAAGGAGATCAGACAGCCCTTCCTGCTATCGGGGGAATAGTTGGTGGTTTATACCCGTTCTTACGTCCTGAAGGAAGGATTGCTAAAGCCGGTAGTCAGCTTCTTAGAGGCTCTCCACTGGCGCAGTCTCTTGCCCCGTCTTTAGCTGGATCTACTATCGGTACAGTATTTGGAACTGCTGCAGAACAAGCTGTTCTTCCTAATAAATTTGTTCCGTCAGACTTTGCTAAACAACTAGCAGGCAATGTAGTTGAAAACGCCGCTTGGGATGTTGGCGGTAACTTAGTATTTTCATTGGGCGGTAAGGCTTTTAAAGTAGCTAAAAATGCCTTTGGAGATGCTGCTGGTCAGGTAGACCCAAGAGTAGCCACACAGCAATGGTTGTCAGAGCGCGGAGGCACGTTAACTCGTGCGCAATTAACAGGCTCTCCTACTTTTAGAGCACTGGAATCCTCTGCTAAGGGTGGTTTTGCTGACGAAGCTTTTCGTAAGCAACAAGCAGGTGTGGAAAAAGCAATCACTGCAGGTATGCAGGAAGTAAAAGATACTTTAAATACTTCAGAGTCCTTTAAACTAGCTTTAGCTTCAGATGAGCCATTTACTAGGGCTGCTGGTGAGAACTTTAGAGAGCTTATTGCTACTGGTCGAGAAGCATTTAAAGACCGCTATCGTCCTTTCTATCAGAGTCTGACAGAGCAGAATGGTGTATATGTTGACCTCAGAGGTATTAAAACACAGGCACAGAAAGAACTAGCTAATCTGTCTAAAATTAAAGACCCTAAAGGAGCTACTAAGGATAGGATAGATGTTTTAGATAGCGTTGTAGCTCAGAATGACTTTGTTGACTTTGGTACTGCTCATCAACTTAGAAGTGACTTTTTTGCCTCTGCTGATGACTTATCTCAACCTGGAAAAGCAACTACATCCAAACAGCAAATTTTTACTAAGTACGGGGCTGATTTTGAGAAAGCTATGGACGACGCTATCCAATTTGCTGCCTCTACTCCACAACAGAAAGAAAAGTTAATAAAAAGAAATCTTCCTTTTGTTTCGTTAGAGCAAGGACAAACATCAACAATTGCTACAGGAGAGCAGTTTAATCCTTTCCTTACTAAGACAACTTTATCAAAAGACACTGTAAATGAATACAACAGAGTAAAGGGATTGTATAAAGAAGGTTTTGGTAGTCTTTATAACGAGACAATCACTAGTGCTCTACAGCAGGCTCCTTCTAAGGTAGGAGCATACCTAGCTGATTTGACAGAATCAGAGAAGTTTACAGACTTATTCAAGGCTGTAGGAGCTATCGATCAGTATGTTTCTAAAGCGGGGGTAGAAGGCTCTCAGTTAATTAACGATGTTAAGTACTCCTTTTTAGAGAAAAACTTATCTACTCCTGAAATGGTGTTTAAGTTTAATCAGGCTCTAAAACAAGATAAAGATATGAACAGTGCTTTCTTTAAAATGTTTAGAAACGAAGCACCACAACTAAAACAAATTATTCAGGCTGCTGAGACTGGGTTGGAAGAAGGAGGAGCACAAGCTTCTTTTGTTAGAAACAAAGCACTTGGGGTTGCTGGTGTTGGGTTGGGCGGTGTAGCTGGTTATTTTATTCTTCCTTCAGATGTACAAGACAAGCTGTCGTCTGCTCTCCCCCAACTTGCTACTACTGCTGGTGTGTTTATTCTAACTCCCCGTCTGATTGCCAGAGCGTCTACTAATAAAGATGCTATGGATGCCTTAGCAGGGCTTGCAAGTGCTTCTAAACAGCCTAAACTAGGAGGAGCTGCTACAGCTAAAATAATTGATGGTTTTAATAAGTCTGGTATTATTGATTCTGAGTACATTACAGCAGTAGATA